CAACAGTCGAAATGATGGACGATGGTTCTGCAATCATCAATCCTGAAGAAGAAGCACCGGAAGTAGATTTCTATGACAATCTAGCGGAAGCCGTTGATGAGTCCGAACTCCAGCGTATATCCAACAAGTTACTCGGCGATTATGAAAATGCCAAAGACTCTCGTAAAGATTGGGAAGATGGCTATGTCAAAGGATTAGATCTTTTAGGATTTAAGTACAACGAACGCTCTCAACCGTTCCAAGGTGCGAGTGGCGTGACCCACCCTTTATTAGCCGAATCCGTTACACAGTTTCAAGCACATGCGTATAAAGAAATGTTACCCGCGGGTGGTCCCGTACATACACAAGTAGTCGGTGATCAAACACCGGATGTGATGGCACAAGCCGAACGTGTCAAAGATTTCATGAACTATGAAATTACCAATACCATGGAAGAGTATGATCAAGAGATGGATCAGATGTTATTTCATCTACCCCTCGCAGGATCGACCTTTAAAAAAGTTTACTACGACGGTTCTCTTGGAAGAGCAGTATCGCGTTTCGTGCCCGCAGAAGATTTAGTCATTCCGTATGAAACCACGGATCTTGAAACAGCAGAGATGATTGGACAACGTGTGCGTGTCACAGCCAATGATTTACGCAAGAAACAAGTCATGGGTTTCTACAGAGATATATCTTTAAAAGCAGGACAAGAAGAACAAGATCAAATTCAACAAAAATACAACGACCTTGAAGGGTCTCACCCAGAAGAAAATGATGACGATATTTTCAATCTCATAGAGTTCCATGTGATATGTGATATTCAAGGTTTCGAAGACAAAGGCATGGATGGTGAGCCTACTGGCATTATGTTGCCCTATACAATTACAATCGATGAGAACTCCTCAGAGGTTTTATCAATCAGAAGAAACTACAGAGAAGATGATCCGTTAAAAAGAAAAGTAGAATATTTTGTACACTACAAATTCTTACCGGGTTTAGGATTCTATGGCTTTGGATTGATACATATGATTGGCGGTCTATCTAGAACTGCCACGGCAGCCCTACGACAATTACTAGATGCTGGTACACTTTCAAACTTGCCTGCCGGCTTTAAGGCAAGAGGGCTACGGATTCGTGATGATGACTCTCCCCTAAAACCGGGTGAGTTTAGAGATGTTGATGCACCGGGTGGAAGTCTTAGAGAAGGATTACTACCATTACCATATAAAGGTCCTGATCAAGTGCTCATGCAGTTACTGGGATTTTGTGTGGAAGCAGGAACACGATTTGCAGCAATAGCGGATCAAAAATTAGGAGAAGGTTCACAAGCCAATCCTGTTGGTACCACCATGGCAATCATGGAGCGGGGTGCTAGAGTCATGTCTGCTATTCAAAAGAGATTACATCACGCACAGAAAAAAGAGTTTAAAATACTAGCAAGAGTATTTGCAGAGTATCTACCACCAGAATATCCGTACAATGTAGCTGGCGGTAATCGTATGATTAAGATGCAAGACTTCGACGATAGAGTTGATGTCATTCCTGTATCAGATCCTAATATCTTTTCGATGGCACAGCGTATTACGTTGGCACAAACAGAATTACAATTAGCACAATCTAATCCACAAATTCATAATTTGTATGAAGCATACAGAAGAATGTATGAAGCGTTGGGTGTGCAGAATATTGAATTAATACTACCCCCACCACAGGAGCCTGCCCCTAAAGATCCGGGTATAGAAAATGCGGCGAGCTTAACAGGTCAACCAATGCAGGTATTCCCGGGGCAGAATCATCAGGCACACATTGATGCACATAGAGCTTTCATGAGTTCCTTTTTGATTAAAAATAATTTACCTGTGTTAACAGCATTACAAGCACACGTGTCAGAGCACATGGCATTAATGGCAAGAGAACAAGTAGAAGCGAAAAATGCTCCTGCTATCCAAGAGCAAGCACAACAATTTGGCGGTCAAATACCACCAGAACTACTACAACAGTTCCAAGCACAGAACGAAAAAGAGATTTCAGAAGTAATTGCATCAATGACAAATGATGCAGTCGCTGAAGAGCAAGAATATTTAGAGAAAACAGGTGACACCGATCCACTGATTGATTTAAAACAACAAGATTTACTCTTAAAACTCAATGATCAACAGTTGAGACAGAAGGAACAAGAAGAAAAGTTTGAAATTGATCGTGAAAGAATCAAATCTCAAGAAGAACAGACCGATAAACGCGTTCAAACACAGCAAGATATTGCAGATTTAAGAGCACAAACCACCATGGCGAAAGCGAGAGGAGCAAACCGTGGCCCGAATGCCTAAAAAACTCACTGCAGAGCAGAGAAAAGCAATCATGAAGCTATTAGCAAAGAAAAAAGGCGTTGATGCTAATCAAATTCGTGCTGAAATAGCCCAAGTATTAAAGGGCGGTACCGCAGTTCCTCGATACGCAAGTAAAGGTGGACACATTACTAAGAAAAAAAAGGATGAGACCAAAAATGCCACTAAAAAACGAAAATAATGAAGCCGTAGATGAAGAAGCTATTGAAATAGTTATTCAAGACATTGAAAAAATTGTTTCTCTCATGGTGATGCAAGGACATGATGGTATTACTATCTCTAGCGCTTTACTAGGTGTAGGTAAACGTATAATGACCAGTCAATTAGGGCATAGAGACACAAAAAAGGCGATTGAAAGGCTTGCGAAATTTCCAGATTATAGCTTGATTAATGGAAATTATACAATACACTAACCGCCATGAAACTAACACAGTCCACACCAATGAAGTTAACACCAGACGGTAATGTTCCTTTAAAGACAAAGCCGGCTGACCCTGCAAAGTCCAATACTCAAGGACAAAAAGCAGTTCAGGTAAAAAAGAAACCATTCAAGGGGGTATTCTAATGCAAAAATGGATTAAGGATCTTTGGGATAAACATCCAAAGAAAAAATGGCTTGTAATCGGTCTAGCGATCGGTTGGATAGCCGCTCAATATATTTAATCACACATGATTTGGGGTTTGCTCGGCACCGTAGCTAAAGGAGCGGTCGATGTTATCAAGACTCGCACTGAAACTAAAAAGCTCATGGCGGAAGCGGAGCAAACTCATATTAGAAAGATGGCTCAAGGCGAAATTGATTTCGCCATTGCTTCACAAAAGAATATGCAAAATTCTTGGCGTGACGAGTGGTTCACGGTCATTCTTTCACTCCCTCTTTTAATCGTATTTGGTGCAATATTCTTCGGTAAACCAGAGTGGATTGACAAACTTCAAGAAGGCTTTTCTACTTTGAATAATTTACCAGATTGGTATATTTGGGCATTGATGGCATCTATAGCAAGTAGCTTTGGTCTCAAGGTTTCTGACATCGCAATAAAGAAATTTAAAAAATGACAAAGTGTATAAAGTGCGATTGCGTGTGCCATTGTGGAACTACGTGCATGTGCGAGTGTGCGGTATGTGAACATGAAAAAACAAAAAGTTAATAGCACTATTGATCATGTAGTTAAAAAGACTACAATAGGTCGTGGTAGAATAAGCACATCTACTATGAATAAACACAAGCGACGCAGCTTTAAAAAAAATAGGGGCCAAGGATGAAAAAGAAAAAATTTCCAGACATGAGTGGTGATGGTAAGATCACCAAAAAAGATATTTTAATGGCACGTGGTGTCATCAAAAAGAAAAAGAAAAAAAAGGTTAAAAAGAAAAAGTAATGGGAAAACTTTGTGCAAAAGGAAAAGCTGCTGCTAAGCGGAAATTTGATGTCTACCCTAGCGCATATGCAAATATGTATGCGAGCGCTGTTTGTTCAGGTAAGGTAAAACCCGGTGGTAAAAAGAAGCCTAAGAAAAAAGCCGCAGGTGGAATGATTAATAAAAATTCTCAAGAGAGAAAAAAAGTTTCAAACTATAATCAAGGTGGTGTTGCTAAAGGGTGTGGCGGCATTATGTCCAATAGAAGAAAAGTCACTAAGCGTGCATAATGGCAAAAAAAGGTCTACGAGCTTGGGTAAAAGAAAAATGGGTAGACATAGGAGCACCTAAAAAAGACGGTAAGTATCAACCATGTGGAAGAAAATCATCGAAGAGTTCAAAGAGGAAGTATCCGAAATGCGTTCCTATCGCAAAAGCGCGATCTATGAACAAATCTCAAAAAACATCCGCCGTGCGCAGGAAGCGTGCCGCTGGAAATACTGGTCCAAAGCCAAAAATGGTTTCAACTTACGCAAAAAAGAAAAAATAGACGAACACGCAAAACACTGGGGAATAGGATCATGAATTTAGAACATTTAAAAGAAGAGATTAAAAAAGAAGAAGGATATAAATTAGAAGTTTATATCGACACAGAGGGTTATCCCACTGGTGGCTATGGTCATAAAATAATAGACGGTGAGATAATTCCAACAACCAAAGAAGGTTGGGAAGAATTATTTGAAAAAGATTTTTCTCGCGCCTGTGAAGGTGGTATGAATATATGTGGTAATTGGGACATTAAGGATGAAGCTAAGGCAATCATTATTCACATGGTTTATCAAATGGGTGAGGCAGGTGTTCGTAAATTTAAGAACGCTTTAAAACATTTAGAACAAGGTTCCTATTCAGATAGCGCAAGTGAAATGCTTGATTCAAGGTGGGCAAAACAAACCCCTAATCGTGCAAAAAGACTAAGCGATCACATGGCCAGCTTATAAACGTGGACATAATT